AACTCTGTCAGTTACCGGAACAGATCGTTTGAATAAATTTAAATGGTCAAATAACACAGGATTAAAAACAGATGGATATGCCGTTGGAAATGTAGCTGTTTCCAGCGATGGTCAAAAGTCAGGTACTATTTCCCATGGATGCGTTTCTACTCCATCTATCTGGAAATGCACTGTTACCGCTAGAACTAATAGCGGAATGTTTGATGTAATACCTAATCAAATATTAGCAGTAGATGCAACAAATATAACAATAAAATTCGGAGTATATTTCTTATCAGTTGCTGGTGATGTTCAATTTTCATGTAAAGTAGAAATTTAAAGGAGGTTTATTATGGCTGATATAATTCAGATGCGTGGTGATATAGAATCAAATTGGCAATCCGTTAACCCTATATTAGTACAAAGGGAATTAGCGTTCACTTTAGATACTACACCTATTAAAATGAAAATAGGAAATGGAGTTACTCCGTGGAATGGACTTACTTACTTTGCGGGATTAAATGGCTCTAATGGTGATAACGGAATTGGCATTGTTAGTGCTTCAATTGACCTCAGTGGTCATTTATTGATTACCTTAACGGATAGTACTATTATTGATGTTGGACTTGTTAAAGGGGCAAATGGAACCAATGGTGTTAGTATTACAGGTGCTAACATCGATGGATCTGGTCATTTAATATTAACATTTAGCGATTCATCCACTATCGATGCAGGTGTTGCAAAAGGTGCAGACGGTACAGGAATAGGAGATATGTTAAAAACAGTTTACGACACTAATGATGATGGAATTGTAAATCATGCAACATTGGCAGATACAATTGCTAATAATTCTGCGACTGACTTGGCAATTGGCAATAGGACTTTAACCGATGCAACGTTACTTTCGTCATATAGCGGAAACCTAACAACTCTTTTAACTGGCATTATTAGTTTACAAAAACTAGTTACTGGTAAATCAGATGCTAGAACTGCACCAGCTAAAAGTCTAGAATCATTAAATAACCAACAATGGATACAACAATTTATATTAGCAAATCCTACTACGGCAGGTCAAATAATCACAATACCGCTTTGTAGGAACGGAACAATGGCTACAACTGATTTTTATTGCATTGGTACACCAAGTACAGCAACAACTATTACGGTCAAACAAGGGGTAACTACAGTCGGTACGATATCGATATCAGCTAGTGGCAAAAGTACTTTAACCTATTCTGCAACGGTAACAGGTACAAGTGATGATCTATTTACTTATACGGTTAGCGGAGATGGATTATCAACTTGTCAAATTTTGTGCAATCAAAAGTGGGTGAATAGGTAATGATTACAACGTGGAATCCTGCAGACAAAAGCGCAGGAGTTATATTGTCTAATAATAGTTTAACAGCGCAGGTTTCCGCTGCTACAGGTGTAAGGGGGACAACTTCTCATTCTGCTGGTTCTTGGTGTTTTGATATTATACATAATGGAGGGACTGGAGCAGGTGGAAATGCCATGTTAATGGGTGTGGCAAATACGACATTAAATCTCAATCAAGATCAGGAAACTGATATTAATCAACGAAGCATAGCACCTTTTAATGGTTCTATATATCCAGGCAATTTAGCATATGGTACTATTTTTGTGACTGGTGATGTTATAGGCGTAGCTGTTGATTTAGATAAGAGAACCATTAAATTTAGCAAAAATGGCGTTTTCTTTGCAAACGGAGCTAATGCTTTTACGACATTGCCCAATGGGGCACTATTCCCCTTCTTGGGATACGCAAGTGGAGCGAATAACGGCATAGCAACACTAAACTGCAATCCAACTACAGTACCAAGTGGTTATACTGCATGGGATGGCGTAGCAAAAAATAAAAACCAAGCAATGGTAGGAGGGATATAATGGATAAATATTATTATCTATTTAATGAAGGTAAATTAATTCACACAGATGTTAATAACAAACCTGATGGATATATAACCTTTGGTGACGGTAATCCCATTGATTGGACAAAATATGAATATATTAACGGAGAATTAAAAGAAAAACAAATTATTGTTGAACAACCAATACAACAAGTGCAAGTACCAATAACGCAGGAAGAAATAAAACAACAACGTATTAATAATTTAGATGCAACATTGTCTATCAATAAAACAAAGTTAACTAACATGGTATCAGACGGAATCCTAACAGGTAACGATGCAGAAATTAGAACCGCCCGTGAAAGTTGGAATTACTTAATTGCTGATTATCCAAATAAGGTTTTTCAAATTAATGCAGGCAACGATCCTTTTGCAACTAGTAACGATGGATGGAATATATATTAATAGGAGGTAAGGATGGATAATGTTTTAGCAGAAAGAATATCGCGTAAGTTGGATGACCTATCAGTTGACGTGGCAACTATAAAAGTAAGATCGGAGGAAAGTGAAAAATTGCAACACGAGCCACGCATTAGGACATTAGAGACTATTTTGTCTACGCTTGCTAGTTCCGTTAGTTCACTTGTTGATGAGTTAAAGGATCGCAAAGATTCAAACCAGTATATAATAACTACCTGTATATCGGCAGTTGCTATATTAATATCAATTTATAGCATGATGAAGCATTAGGGGGTTAAAATGTTAGTTAACAATAAAGTTAAAATAATAGTTAATTATATTTTAATAGTTGTAATTGTATTCGTATTTTGCGGATTATCATATTCGTACGGAGTTAAAAATACAACTATTAAAATGCATAGGCCTATATATGTTAAGTATGAAACAGTATCAAATACAAAAAACTTAGAAAAGATATTAATTAAAGCGGAAATACGACTGACAGAACAACAATTTATTGATCTTACTACTAATTTGAAAATTAAAGATAAATAAAAAGAACATAGTTGGTGGATTGAGAAAGAATAAAAAGCATGGCGTAATTGCCCCGCTTTTTTTCTATTTAACTACTGTCATTTCTCCAAAACTGTCAGACATTATGATTTCTTCTGCTATACTGCCGTAATTGGTTAGCAAACATCTTGCTCCTAAATTACCTTCTGTTATGTTTGGCATCTTACATATTTGTGTTAGGCTGTTCCCTGGTAATGAATTTTTGTTAATGTTTTTCTAGTTGAACTTTATAAAACCAATGTATTCCATTTTATCACCCCTTATTAATTATACTACTTTTTTTGTTATTAATTATATTAATAAAATATGTTGTGTTATGTTTTTATATGTGGTATTATAAGTTTATGAGGTGAACAAATGAAAACATACACAGTAAAGCAAGCAGCCGAAATACTTCACTACAACATTGCTTATTTGGCACAAAAGTTAAGTAGAGGCGAAATTGAAGCAACTAAAATTGGTGGCAAGTGGTTAATTAAAGAATCTACTATTTTAAAACTTTTAGAGGTGTAGTATGTCAGTAATAAGAGTTAGCAAGGATAAAAACAATCCATATTTAATAATGAATAAAGCGTGTTTAGATGATATTTCGTTATCTTGGAAAGCAAAAGGAATATTAACATATTTGCTAAGTTTGCCTGACGATTGGAAAGTTTATATTGAAGAATTATCAAAACATACAAAAGATGGAATAAAGTCAACCAATACAGGTATTAAAGAATTAATAACGGCAGGATACATTGAAAGAAAAATACTAAGAGAAGAAATCACCAACAGATTCGCAGGTTATGAGTATATCGTATCCGAAACGCCAAAAGCGGAAAACGGAAAAGCGGAAAACCGAAAAGGACATACTACTAAGTATTTACCTAAACTAAATAATAATGAACATAATAATAACTATAATGACAATGGTACCATTTTTGATAAAAAAGGTACTTCATGTATTGAACCATTAAAATTTAGATTTAAAATTAACGAGACTAGGAAATATTTTGCTGAATGTTACTTTGAAAAATACAATAAAAAGTACCATAGACATATAGCAGAACAGAACAAAGAAATAGATAACACATTGAATGATATTTTCATTGAATACAGTTTAGGTTTTGAAAATATGCAAGATATAATTGATAAGTATTTCAGTAGTGTTAATTGTGATCATAACCTAATGCACTTTATCAGTGACGGAATAATTAAAAATAGAATTTATGAGATAAGTTAGGAGGTAAATTAATAATGAAAATATTAAAACTATACAGAAATCAAGATAATCGTTATTATGTTATGTTTGACGAAATACCGGAACTTACTTATGAAAAAATAGGTAGTGATTATATTGGATCAGCAATTGACAACGATGGAAATATTATCTTTAGTGAACATTTGTATTATGAATCATTTGGGAATGCTTTTGCAGGTAGAGAATTAACTCTAAAAATGAAAGATGGAACAGAAACTAAAATTAAAAACCATTGGTTTACTTGTGGTAGTTATAAAAAACATGGCGAGTTTATTGGTGTTGGGTGTGGAACATTGGAATCGTTACAAAATTGTTACGTGTATTGTTCATACTCTATCAATAAAACAACTTTTGAAAAAATGTTAGCTGAATACTATCTAACAGATAAAGAATATGAGTATTACGATATTGAAAAATGGTGTAAATTACAGTATAGGTGGTACGATGCAATAATTGACGGAATTAAATATCCATACATGGTGAATAAACGTGGGGATTTTATACATAAGGATTCTAAAGAACGTATTTATCCAAGGAATAATATATGTAAAGTGAAATACTTCGATAAGATTAAAAAAAGTTTCGATATGTGCTTATTTAAATTAAGTTATAAAGAAAACGGAAGATTGATAAAAATTCAGAGAAAAATGATTGATGTTTTAAAAGAATCATTACCGCACAGCGAGAGTGAAATAAGAGTTAATTGTAAAATAAGTTAAGTACAATAAGGAAGGTGCAACCACGAATAAAGAATATAAGTGTATTAAAGGTATTTATCACACTTATAAAATTAAAGGTAAAAAACAAGCAAACGATAAATTTGAAATATTAAAAAACAAAGAAAAAGCAAAAGTAATGAATTTATATTTACTAACAATAACTGATGAATATGGAGATAATGAATATGATTCGTTTGTAATTTGTGCAGAAAATAAAAACAGTGCGTTGCAAATGGCTATTAAAGAAACACAAGGATAATTTAAAGTTCAAGAAATAAAAACAAACGAAGAGTGTATAATATTAGGTAGTTTTAATGCAAGTTGATACAAGCATATACACAAACAAATAAAACACATCACAAGATAAATATGGAAGCGTAGCAAGGCTTTAAAATAATAATAATGTGGTAAAAATAATGAAAATAGAAAAACAATTAATTGAAGAATTAAAAAACTTGCACAAACAGCAAATTTATTTAATAAATAATGGAGATTCGTTATTTTTATTTAAATACCAATATGTAAGGAGTAAAATAACATGAAAATAAAAGTAAAATTATCAATTGGGTACAGAGGAGCAGAACAAGAAGATTACATTGTAATAGAAGATGAAGAACTAGAATG